ACCACGATCCTGGAAGTATGCCAGGGTAGCATTCTCTTGTTCATTACACCCTTTACAAATTAGCCTTTTCTCTTTTGGCTTTGGTAATGCAACCTCTCGGATTGCTGTCTTCTGATCATCAACAAGATCAAATTCCTTAATAATGGAAAAGGGCGCTTGTCCTGAAACAGGAGGTGGCGGCCCTTGCATCTTGTAATTCTGGAATGGCAGTGTTGCCGTTGTGGTTGTAACCATCGCTGCGAGAGGAACGGCTACAGTAAAGAAGTTTAGCATTTAAAATTAATTGAACTCTACATCCGTATAGAAAGGGGGTACACCCAATTCTCAAAGGGCACTTTCCACGGCTCTAATTGTCACTTCAAAGTCTCATGACGAAGATCATTATAAGTGATTATTTAGTTTTGTTACAAACAATCACTTATTTGTGCCTCGAATCGTTTCCCGAAACTCTTCATAAACCGCACAGGCATTGAGGTAATCCCCAAGTTCTGCAAGGTAATGAATGCGGTCAATAATACTATCTTTTAGATCAACATCAGTCAGTTGGTTTTCCATGAAAGTAATCCTTAACGACCAAGAACCTTCTTATACTACCAGCAGGTTCAAGGTTTGTCAAGACCTTTTTCAAAATAATCTTTCCGGTAATATCTACCGAGAATATTTGAATTATAATACTTTGGAATGTTATGATCCAAAGATTCTATCAGAACATTATTTACAAATAACTGACGAGTCTCTTCATAATTAGTTTTACCTACAGAATCATGAAGAGAAATTATAAATCTTCGGAACTTATCTTTTCCTAATTTTTTGATATCTTCTTTAAGTTCTGGGCAGGAACCGTAATACTTTTTCCAATCGGACTCCTTTTTAGTTCTTCTAGATTTTCCTTTCTCTTTGCGGAAGCTCCAGAAATATTTTCTACCGAGATAGCTACGATTATTTTCAAGACAGTCAATACGATAAACAAAACCAAAATGATCTTGAATATGATCAGACTCAAAAACCTCTCCATTGTAGAGCCAAGGGTTTTCATAGCTCATAAAGCTCTTAGAATTATATGAGCCTTATTTATCCTTTGAACCCGGACAGAGTTATTATAGTCATAAAAAAGGGGGTTAGTCAACCCCCAGAGTTATATTTTAATTGTTCTCAACGAACATGTTTTGCGTACCACTTCTCAAAATCTTCTCTACGCTTGTCACCTCTTGGTGGCATTGGAGTTTTTTCTCCACGAACCTTTCCATACTTTTTTTCATCTTCTTTCTCTTTTTCTTCTTCATGCTTTTCTGGATTCTCACGAGCTTCTTGAGCTTCATCCAAAATTTCAACTCCATGAGTCTCTAGAATGGACTTTCTCCACTCTTCACTCATGTTCGCCATCATTACGATTGCATTTTCTTCGGTCTCTGCGTAACCTTCGTCAAGTAAATGACCTTTGACTAGATCAAAGATGTCAACACCAGCAGCGAGATTTACACCCTTCTTAGCGAGACCAAAACCAGTACTTGCAGTGGATGGTGCAGGAGCCTTAGGAGCAGGCATAGAAGACTTCATATCCTTCATAAGAGGATTGGTGGTTGCACTGGTTCCTCTTGTGCGATCTCTTTCTGCCTTTGCAGCAGCAAGTTTTGGATTTGCTTTTGCCCACTGATCCATTGCCGATCCTGCGGGTTTTGCAGGAGCTGGAGCAGGTTTTGGTGCAGAAGTTGCAGCGGGTTTTGCGGCAGCTACAGGAGTAGGGGCTCTTCTAATATCTGATGGTCCTCCTTTTCCAGTTCCCTCTTTAGGAGGAATATTTGATACTTGTGGTTTTGCAGGTTTTGCTGCAGCAACAGTACCCTTATTAATAATATCTTGTCTTGTGAGAGTGGGTCTCATTCCACCACGACCCGCATTTCTTTTTGGACCTTTATCTATCGCGGCTTGACCACCACCAGCTTTAAATAAATTATCTTGTCCTTGTTTTTCAAGATCCGCAGCAGTTACTCTACCCGCTCTTGGAGATCTATTTTTATTAAGTTGAGCTAATTTTGCATTTCCACCAGCAGCCTGAAACGCTGTCATTGGTGCTTCGTCAATCTGTTCTACTTCTTCATTAAGAACCTCAGGGGCCTCATACACTTGCGAATAGGCCTCAATGAGACCTCTGATGTCTTGTCCTTCCATTTGTATACAATAAAAAGTACTTTTATAATTCTATTTATTTATCTTCAGGTTTCCGAGAACAATCAATTCCCTCAAAAACTGGAGAACAGATTCTCATTGGTGGTGCAAGTTTTTTACAATCCTCTGAGTAACATAAAGACTCATCGTTTTTTTCTTCTAAGTATTTTTGTTTATATTTTTGATCATAATCGGAAATAATCCGATCATACTCCCTTGTTACATCACGAATTGCTTTATCAATATCTCTTTCAACTCTACGATTTACTTTGTTGGGATCTTGTAGTATAATCTCATTAAGAATACTTTGTGGGAGATACTTTCTTTGAAGTTCATCTAATAAATCCCAAAGACCACTTTCAGATACTCCTGTGCATTGTGAAAGGCCAGCTATAAGTGTAGATATAACAACTCCAACTATAATCAGTTGTTTTTTATCTGGTTTCTTTTTACCAAATTGAAAGTTGAACTGCATGATTTGAAATCATTCTATTACTAGTTATAAGCATCAATAAATATAAAAATAGGGAAAGACTGAGGAAAATTAATGTCTAGACTCGGGATCAATACTGGTAGTAATCCTAATGATGGTCAGGGAGATTCCTTGCGAGTAGCAATGGGTAAAATCAATAGTAATTTTACCGAAATTTACAATACGATAGGTGATGGAAATAATTTAACAAGCTATGCAAGTACTGCAGGAATCTCTACACTTGCAAGAAATTTAACAGGGTCTCCAATACTTAATGTTACTGGTATTTTAAATTCTGGAATAACCACTACAGAACACTTAGAAGTAAGAAATATAACATCCACAGGAGTTGTAACGGCTACTAAATTTGTTGGAGATGGTAGTCAATTAGAAAATGTAATTGCAACAAATAGTGGTGTAGAAGTTTTAGATGAAAATGTAAGAAAAGGAGTTGCAAAAGAATTAAATTTTGGCGAAGGATTGTTTTGTAGTGGTCCCGATGGAGTTGGAAGAGTTACCATAGCTGTAACAACTTCTATAGTTTCTGGTGGCGGAACTGGTGGTGGAACTCCCCTAGAAATAAGAAATCAAAATGCAATTCTTGGAGAATATTCAAAGTTAAACTTTGGTACTAATTTATTAGCAACTGTTAATCCTATTACTGGAGTAGTAACAGTTACAACTGCGTCTGGACTCAATGTTTCTGGTGTTTCGACATTTGGGAATGTAGTTATTGGTGGCGCATCAACAACTTTAGTAGTCAATGGAAATGCAAGAATAACTGGGATTGTGACCATAGGAACCAGTTCATTAACTCTCGATGGAGTTAACAATCAAATTAAAATAGGTACAGGAGTAACGATTGGAGAAACTGGATCCGCAAGCTTTAATCAAGGAGTAAATGTTTCTGGTACTATAACAGCAACTTCATTTGTTGGAGATGGATCTGGTCTTACTGGAGTTAATGTCAGTGTAGCTTCATACGCATCTACTGCGGGCGTTTCTACTTATGCAATCACATCAGGAGTATCGACATATAGTTCTTATAGTGTTAGTTCTGGAATCGCATCTGCATTAACTTCAACTGCAGATGTTAATACAAGTGGTGTCATTACTGCATCCAGTTTCAGTGGTTCTGGTGCAAATCTAACTGGAGTAATAAAATCTTTAGTTGGTTATGCAACAACTGGATATGTCGATAACAAAGTAGTAGGATTTATCACATCAGGCGCTCTAACTGGTTATGCGACTCAAGGATATGTCACTAATTCTCTAGTTGGTTATGCAACAACTGGATATGTTACTTCATCAGTTTCTTCCATAACTCTTGATAATTTATCAGATGTAAATGTTGGAGCTCCATCTACAGGCCAAGTTTTAAAATGGTCTGGAACTGCGTGGATTTCATCTTCAGATTTAACTGGAGTTGGTGGAGTTGGAATCGGACTATCAGATTTATCTGTTACAATTAATCCTGCAGGAATAAATTCATTAACTTATAATAATGCAACTGGTGTTTTCCAATTTACTCCAACAAGTTTAGTTGGTTATGCAACTCAAGGATATGTTAACAATGCGGTTGTAGGATTTATTACCTCTGGAGGATCAGTTAACTATGCATCAATTGCTGGTATTGCAACATATGCAACATCTTCTGGAATTTCTACAACATCACAAGGACTCACCGGAACTCCAAACATAAGTGTCAATCAAGTTGGAGTTTCTTCTTATCTAACCGTAACTGGAGTTTCAACTTTCTTCAATGATGTTCATATTGAATCAAATAAAAGTTTAATCATTGGTGACAATGATGAACTTCAATTATTCCATAGTGGTGTAGATAGTTACATTGATAACTCCAGTTCCGGTAATTTGATTATCAGGGATGGTGGTACTGGCATTCAACTCAGAAGATCGGGTGGTGGTCCAAACTCTGGACTAATGGCTGCATTTAATAATAATGCTGGAGTTGAATTATATTATAATAATGTCATTAAATTTCAAACATTCCAAAATGGAGTTGCAATTAATGACTCTGTAGGTATTGGAAGCACTGCAGGTAACCCACCTTATAGATTAACTGTAAGTGGTGTTGGTGCTACAATTACTCAGGGTCTTGCAAATGCAGATTTTACTTCAAGTGTTAATGGATATGGCCAATTAAATGTAAGAAATTCTCTTTCAGGTACGAATGCATCTGGTGATGTCGTTATAACTACAGATACTGGTAACGATACTTCCAACTTTATTGATCTTGGTATTAATAATACTGGGTTTAGTACATCATCTTGGACAATTAATGGAGCATTAGACGGATACTTGTACACATCTGATGGAAATTTATCTATCGGTGCTGGTTCTGCAAATAAGTACCTCTCTCTATTCGCTGGTGGAACTCTAGCATCAAATGAACAAGTAAGAGTTACTACTACTGGTGTTGGGATTGGAACCACAAATGTAACATCAAGACTTACAGTTTCTGGAGACGCAAGAGTTTCTGGAGTTGTTACTGCTAATGCATTTGTTGGTAGTTTAACTGGTACAGCGACTACTGCAACAAACCTTGCAAATGCTGCAAACATTACTACTGGAACTATTGATAGTGCAAGATTAAGTGGAACTTATGCAATTAATGTAAATTATTCTTCCACTTCTGGTTACTCAACCTCCTCGGGAGTTTCTACAACATCACAAGGACTGACAGGAACACCAAATATTAATGTTGGCGTTATAACCGCAACATCTATTATTAGATCTGGTGGAACATCAAGTCAATTCTTAAAAGCTAATGGTTCTATAGATTCCAATACATATCTAACAACTACTGGTTCTGGTTCTGCCTTAACTGGTATTGTAACTTCTATTGTTGCTGGAACTGGTGTTACTATTTCTAGTTCTACAGGACAAGTCACAATTAACGCTACAGGAGGAGGAGTATCAAATATTACAGTGCAAGATGAAGGTACGAATGTAGGAACTGCAGCAACAATCCTAAATTTTGTTGGATCTGGGGTCAATGCATCATATTCCAGTGGTATTGCAACAATCACCGTTACTGCAGTTGGGGGTGGTATAGGTACACAATGGGTCACAGTATCTTCGGGAATTTATACTGGAGTTAATGTTGGTATTGGAACGACAATTGTATCATCAACATTAACCGTTGAAGGCACTGGTAGATTTAGTGGAGTTGTCACTGCTTCAAGATTTGATAGTGTGACTACAGGCACACCAATCATAGAATCATCAGATACCATAAGTATTAATTCACCAAAAGTTGCAATTAGTACAGACTTGAATGTTGGTGGAACTGTTAGTATAGGCGCAACAATTACAGGATCAAAATTAAGCGTTAATGGTGGAGATCTTAGAGTTGGAGTTAATACATCTTATGGATTAATTTTAACATCACCGAATGGCACTAAATATCGTTTAGTTGTTGATAACTCCGGTAACTTAAGTACAGTTCTTGTCCCATAATTATTAACGAATGGAAAACGATAACATAAAACCTTACGACCATCAGGCCGGATTGGGAATAGAATATCCAACTGATCCAAATGCAAAAAAATTATATGCGGTCGGATGTTATTCTGCAGAAGATTGGGACTATATTCATGAAGTTTTAACCAAAGATGGGACATTGGAAGACAATGTTCCTAACCATTGTTGCGAATGTGTAGATATAAAAGATCATAGTGCAACTAGGGCGGTTTACTTATTAACAGACGAAGAAGCAAATGAATTACTCAATCACCCTAGAGTAGAATATGTTCATGAAAATTTTGAGAGTTATCCGTGTAAGTATAAACCAAATCCAGAAGAAGTAAGTACTGGATTTTTACCAAAAACCAATCGTTATAATTCTCCACAAAGAAATTATAGAAACTGGAATGACAATTCTCAACTTCCAGCATCCCCTACAAGTGCTGAATTACTTAGAAGTGGATTTCAACTCTTAAGATGTGTCGATAAAGCCGACCCTTGGTGGACTGGTGCATCAACAGGATCTAATCAAATTTTTAGTGATAGAACTCTTACACAGTATGGTGATGGTACTGATGTTGATGTCATCGTTGGAGATGAGGGGTGTTGGTTTGGTCATGTAGAATTCCAAACCAATGCCACTGGCGGCGGACCACAAAATTATAGAACAAGAAATCCACTATATGCAGGATTTTCTACAGCAGCTCCATCAGCAACAACTGGAACATGTGATCTTTTAGATCTTGCTTTAGATGCTCCATATTGGTTAGATCCCGAATGGTTTGAAGCGTCTCCGTCTACAAGATTAACATTGAGATGGGATGGAACAACTGTTCCCACTGAAGATGCTGCAAAAAGTTGGTGGTCAAGCACTGTTTCAAGATCCGCAAGTTTTTCTACAATTGGTACAGTTACTGTCTTTAGTGGATATACAAGAGCTGCTTGTAATGGTTCTTATAATGCAAGACCAACTATTAACACAACTCATGGTACTCAATGTACTGCAAATGCTGTCGGGAGAACCCAGGGGTGGGCTTATAATGCAAATAAATGGTCAATAAATGCTTATGGTACAAATGGTATGGATTTTGAACCATACTTTAATATAATGAAGTTATTTCATCTGGCAAAAGGAATAAATCCAAAGTATGGAAATAAAAATCCAACCATAACTAGTAATAGTTGGGGATATAGAAGCACAAGTCATCGAACTACGGGTTGGTATTTCCATAGACATGGTGGTATTGGAACTAGTTATACTTCAACAACTCTTCCAGGATTTATAAATTATGTTGGAGTTTATGGTGACTCTAATAGAATGAAAGGTGAACAACTTCCAAACTCCGCATTAACTGCAGGAAAAGAAATGATTGATGCAGGAGTTATTTTTATAGCCGCTGCAGGTAATTCCAATCAAAAACAAGTTAGTTCTGACCATCCAGATTACAATAATTATTGGTCTACAGGTTCAAGTATTACAACTTTAGCATCATCAACACATTTGGAATTTTCCGTTAGTACTCTTAATACAACTAACAGAAGAGGATATCCTCAACAATTGGGATCATATACTGATGGAAATGGTAATAGAATTTATCCTGTGATTAATATTGGAGCCCTTGATGATGCATTTGATTCAAGTGGTAGAGAAAGAAAAGTTAATTATAGTGATATGGGAAATGAAATCGATTGTTATGCACCCGCTGATGGCACTCTAAGTGCAACCAATTCTACTAGTGGATCTTCTAGACCAGATACTTATACAATAGGAAATCCAACCGCTACTGATACTGGAGTCACTGGAATTTGTCTTGCAAGTAGTGAACTTAGTGGAACTACATCTTTTAGAACACTTTTAAATAGTGCAAAGAGAATTACTACTAATGCTAGTTCTGGTACAGTCAGTAATCTAACCCTAAATTTATTAGGTGCTGGATCTCTTACATCCTCCACAGTTCCAACGGGCAACAATGACGATGGTTATTGGACATTAACTTTACCATTTAATGTAGAATTTGCAGGAATTACTACAAATATAGTTTATCCAGGAACGAATACATACATTACTTTTACTGGAGGATCCGCAAATTATTCTGGATTAAGTTTCTCAAATCCGGCTTTCCCTAAGATTATGATTTCTTGTGCAGACAATTCCGCACAAAGAATTTATTATGGTCAAGAAGGAACTTCGCCTAATTCCACATATAGAATTAGATGGGAAGGCACCGCAGCAACTAGTGGAACATTGGGGTCACCTAATATGGTTTATGAAGCAGTGTTTTATGAGAATGCTCCAAGTCAAATCGATATACATGTTGGAGTGAATGTAAGAGTTTCTACCACTGGTACTTTAACTTCATATGACGCAAAATTTAGTGGAACAAGTTCTGCATGTCCAGTTGCTTGTGGATTAATCGCAACTAAATTGCAGTACAATCGCACTTGGACTTGGCAGGATGTTAGAAATTGGCTAAGAAATAGTGTAGGAACTGCTAACACTTCAACACCACAATTTTTCACAGGGGTTGAATCTGTTACAGCAAATGATGCCAACTGGGCAAATGTTAATAGTTTAGAAGGTGGAAGTCCTATCGTTATTTGGGATGCATTAACTGGCAATGAACCTTTCCAGGGAACACTAAGTATGAGTAATGTGTCTTTTAGAGGTTTTGTCACAAAATAATATAAGATTGATAAATAAGCTGCCCAAATAATCTAGAACGATGAAAAGATTAACACTTATCTTTTCGTTATTCCTTACTACTCCTGCTTTTGCTGGTGAAATCACATCAAAAATCACTGACTCAATTCAATTAAGCGTTCAGGGTGCAGCTGTACAATCTGAAAGAGTCGGTGCCTCATATGCAGTCTCAGGCACAAACATTAATGTAACAACTCTTGGAGGAGTTGGTGGAGCAGGTTCTTATGCGATCAACACAAACGGACAAGCATTTAGTTTCTCTGAAACATCAATTACTGCAGATACTGATGTTACCAGTCAGTCGGCAGCTTCTGGAACAATTGCTTCTCCCAACCTTTATAGCAACTCTA